TACATGTTATTTTTATCCACATTAAAAACAATAAATTATGACACTACCAACAGCAGGAGCAATAAGCGCTAATGATATAAATCAAGAAGCAAACAGAAGTGGTACAGCTAATGCACCCTTATCAGGATCAAGTTCAACCCCACAGGCAGGATCTCTTGTAAAAATATATGAAGATTCGGGAGTTAACCAATCCTCTCCTCATGCTTATTCAGAATTTTATGGAAAGACATATGCCACATTAACAGCATATGCTTCTTCTGTAAATTCAAATTTTAACGGAGTTTGCTCTGAAACTATAGATCAAACGTATTATCACTCAGGCAGTGGTGCTCAACCTACGGTAGGAGATTTTTTATATTCCGATAGCGCAGGAAATAATCCCCTCGCTAACGGGTATTATAAGTTTGATACAAATAAGTATACAAGATTAATATTAGGAAATGGAGAACTTCATGGAAACGTAAACACTTGTTAATATAAAAATTAAATTATCTATATTTGTATAAAATAAAAGATTATGGCAAAAAAATCAACTAACACCTATTCTTGGACAATTAATCAAATGAATGCTCATATTCAAGCAGAAGGGGAATCAAATGTGATTTACACAGTGCATTGGACATACATTGCCACTTCTAGTGTAAAAATGCCTGGTACAGATGTTTATTATAGTGCCTCTAGTATTGGAGCACAAGGATTTACATATGTAAAAGGAGATCCGTTTGTTCCTTATGAAAATACTGAAGCATTTGAAGATGTGGTTATTGGATGGTTAGATGGAGCTTTAGATGTTGATGCAATGAAAAAATCATTAGATGAACAGATTGCAGTAGAAATAAGCCCTGTAAATGAAGATTTATATTTTACATGGCAAAATCCACCTACTCCACCAGTAGAGGAAGAATAATAATATTTTATTATATTTGTTTTTTATAACTTAAATTAAATTAAATACAATGGCAAAAATTACAGAAGAAGAATTAAAAAGACTTCAAGGGATGAACCAAGAGTTCACCAAAACTAAATTAGCAATTGCTGATTCATTATTACAACAAAAAGAATTGTTATCTCAAATGGATGATCTTAGATCTGCATTTAAAGTTGATGAAAAAAATCTAATGGAAAAGTATGGTAAAGATGTTTCTATTGATTTAGCAACAGGTGATATTAAAGAAAAAGTTGAAGAAGCACAACCAGTAGAAGAAGTAAAATAATGGCAAGAATAAGTAACACTAGCATCTATCCTAACATCGATCCTGTATTATCAGATTACTTTGTTTTGACAGATGCTAATGATGACTTATCTACCAAAACTTGTACTTTAGAATCTGTTCAATCTTTATTTGGATTAGCTGACACTACAGTTACTGTTACTGTTTCCTCTGTATTATTAAATGCATTATGGACCCAACCCCTTACATTAATAGCGGCTCCAGGATCAGGATATGTTTTAAATGTTAAAAACATAATTCTTTTTATGGACGCAGGAAGTGTTGCATATGGTTTTGATGGAAATGCTAGTACAGCGGTGGGTACATATTCAACAGGAAACATAGCTTTGGCAACTTTTAATTCTGCAACAGATATTGTTCTTCCTATTTTTAATGGTGGATCACAGGCTATTCCTGAAAACACCGCTTTGATTTTAACAGGCTCAGGAACGACTGGCGGCACACCAGCAGGAAATGGGGTTATGTATATTAAGATAACTTATCAGACTTTAAAGTTAAATTCTACATTTTAATTAAATAAAATGGATATTAGAAAAATTTCCATAGGAGCAGACTATAAGTCTGGAGCCATGCATTATATTGTAGGGCAAGAAGTTCTTAATGGGAGATATCACATACATTTAATACAAAGTGATCCTGTTTCAAATTCTTTTAAAATTTGGATAGAAAGAAATGAAGAGCTTATAATGTGGAAAGAGTTTAAAACCACGCTTCCTATTTCAGTAGAATATAATTTAGATTTTTAATGCAATCTCCTTATTCTTTTATTGTACAACCAGTTAAGGGTAGAAGGTACGATAATATAAAAGATATCGGAGGTGTAGATTTTATAACTAGTGTTTCTAAAGAAGATCATAAAGCGTCAAATAGATTTGCTAAAGTTGTTTCTGTTCCTTTAAACTATACTGGAGATATTGATAAAGGGGATATATTATTAGTACACCATAATGTTTTTAAGTTTTACTTTGATATGAAAGGAAGAGAAAAAAGCGGTAAAAGTTTTTTTAAAGATGACTTGTTTTTTATTGATTATGATCAGTTTTTTTTATATAACAAAAACGGTAAATGGTACGGTCATGATAAATATTGTTTTGTAAAACCTATTGCAAAAAAAGATTATTATATTGAAGGTGTTAATATTAAAGAAGAACCATTACATGGTATATTAAAATACTCTAACAAACAACTAAAAAGTTTAGGAGTAAAAGAAGGAGATCAAATAACATTTACTCCAGAAAGCGAATATGAGTTTTATATAGATGAAGAAAAATTATATCGTATGTTTACTGATAATATAACAATGGTGGTATAATGGATATAAAAAAAATAAAAGAAGAAATAATAAAAGCTGGCGAAAAAGCAGTTACTCAACTGATTAAAGTAGCTAAAGAGGATATTATTAAATACGATAAAGATGATGAGTTAGCCGCTGACAGATTAAAAAATGCAGCTGCTACAAAAAAACTTGCTATCTTTGATGCATTCGAAATATTAAAGCGAATCGAAGAAGAGAAGCAATTAATAGAAGGAAATGATATAGTTAAAAATAATACACCTAAAGGCTTTGCAGAATCAAGATCAAAATAGTTTATATAAAAATCTTTATAATATAGTTCCTAAAAATGTGTTAGCAACTAAGAATAGAGCTCGGACTTGGCTTTATGGGTATAATGATAAATATGATTTTGTAGTTATTTCTAAAACAGGACAAATAGATCAAATAATAAATATTAATGGATTAAACATAGCTTTACCTAAGCCTCCCGCGCGCGTGCACACGCGAGACAAAAAAAAAGAAGAACAGTATTGGGAGCCACATGTTTTGCCTAAAGAATTAAAAAAAATACAATCTATATTTCAATGGCATGACACTCCTCCACAATTTAAAAACACATGGGTAGATTATATTGAACAAGAGTTTGATAGAAGAGAAGAAGGCCTTTGGTTTATGAATAATGGTGAGCCAACATATATTACTGGAACACATTATATGTATTTACAATGGACTAAAATAGATGTTGGGCATCCTGACTTTAGAGAGGCTAATAGATTGTTTTATATATTTTGGGAAGCATCTAAGGCTGACAAAAGAAGTTTTGGAATGTGTTATTTAAAAATAAGACGTTCAGGGTTTTCTTTTATGAGTTCTTGTGAGGGTGTTAATACCGCTACTATTACAAAAGATTCGAGAATAGGTATACTTTCTAAAACTGGAGCAGATGCTAAAAAAATGTTTACAGACAAAATTGTTCCTATTTCAAATAACTACCCTTTCTTTTTTAAGCCTATACAAGATGGTATGGATAAACCAAAAACAGAATTAGCCTATCGTGTACCAGCTTCTAAGATTACTAAAAAAAATATGTATGTGGTGGATGAAGAAGAATTAGAAGGATTAGATACAACTATTGATTGGAAAAACACATCTGATAACAGTTATGATGGTGAGAAGTTACAATTACTACTTCACGATGAAAGTGGTAAGTGGGAAAGACCTGAAAACATATTAAACAACTGGAGAGTTACTAAAACCTGTTTACGATTAGGTAGTAAAGTAATTGGTAAATGCATGATGGGTTCTACTTCTAATGCATTAGATAAAGGAGGAAGAAACTTTAAGTCTTTATTTGAGGATTCGGATTGTATGAAAAGAAATTCTAATGGGCAAACAAAAAGTGGGTTGTATAATTTATTTGTTCCTATGGAATGGAATATGGAAGGTTTTATAGATATATACGGAATGCCTGTATTAAAAACCCCTAGTAAACCTATAATGGGTATTGATGGTGAAATGATTACTCAAGGAGCTATAAATTATTGGCAGAATGAAGTAGAGTCACTAAAATCAGATCCTGATGCTTTAAATGAATTTTATAGACAATTTCCAAGATCAGAGTCTCATGCATTTAGAGATGAAAGTAAACAATCACTTTTTAATTTAACAAAAATTTATCAACAGATAGATTATAATGATTCTTTAATTATGCAACATCATGTAACTCAAGGAGGGTTTCATTGGAAAGATGGCATTAAAGATTCTAAGGTTATATGGAGCCCAAACAAAAGAGGAAGATTTTTTGTAACTTACATCCCAAAGGCTTCGCTTCAAAACAATGTTATTGAAAGAGGGGGACAAAGAAGACCAGGTAACGAACACCTTGGCTCTTTTGGATGTGACTCTTATGACATTTCTGGAGTAGTTGTTGGGAAAGGTTCTAATGGATCATTGCATGGGTTAACTAAATTTAATATGGATGATGCCCCAAGTAATGAGTTTTTTCTTGAGTACATTGCCAGACCTCAAACAGCAGAAATATTTTTCGAAGAAGTCTTGATGGCTTGTGTTTTTTATGGTATGCCTATTTTATGTGAAAACAATAAACCACGTTTGTTGTATCATTTTAAAAATAGAGGATATAGAGGATACTGTTTAAACAGACCTGATAAAAAATATAATAAGTTGTCAAAAACAGAAAAAGAGTTAGGCGGTATACCAAATAGCTCAGAAGATGTAAAACAATCACACGCATCTGCAATTGAGTCATATATAGAAAAACATATAGGTCTCGATTTAGATGGAACATATAGAGATAAAGATGTAATGGGCAGCATGTATTTTCAACGAACATTAGAAGATTGGGCA